AAAGGCGATTGACCGCCACCGCAAGGCAGAGGAAATGGAAAAGAACCTGAACCAGCCGGTAAACCAGCCGCTGACCGGGAAGCCTTATGCAGGCGGCCAGGGTGAGCCAAAGATAGGACGTGCTTCTGATGAATACCGCAGGGCAATGCTGAATGCACTGAGAAGCAACTTCCGCCAGGTTTCCAATACCCTTCAGGAGGGCGTGGATGCCGACGGCGGTTACCTGGTTCCGGAGGAGTATGACAGAAGACTGGTTGATGTTCTGAATGAAGAGAATATCATGCGCCGTCTTGCCACAAGGATTGTAACTTCCGGGGAGCACAAGATCAATATTGCAGCTACCAAGCCGGCGGCAAGCTGGATCGAGGAAGGCGGGGCGCTGACTTTCGGGGATGCGACTTTTGACCAGAAGATCCTGGATGCACATAAGCTTCATGTGGCGATCAAGGTAACGGAGGAACTGCTTTATGACAATGCCTTTAATCTGGAAAATTATATTATTGTCCAGTTTGGAAAGGCACTTGCCAATGCGGAAGAGGATGCCTTCCTGAACGGAAACGGAACAGGGAAACCGACCGGTATTTTTGACGGAACAGGCGGAGGGCATCTGCTGAATACACTGGCTGCGGCTTTGAAATCAGATGACATGCTGGATCTGGTGTATGGCCTGAAACGTCCGTACCGTAAAAATGCATCCTTTATCATGAATGATGCAACACTGCCTTCCCTTAGAAAGCTGAAGGACAATAACGGTGCTTATATCTGGCAGCCGGCTTACCAGGCAGGGGAACCGGACAGAATCCTGGGATATAAGGTGGAGACTTCTGCCTATGCACCGAAGGACGGTATCGCTTTTGGGGATTACAGCTATTACAACATTGGTGACCGTGGAAACAGATCCTTCAAGCAGCTGAATGAACTGTTTGCAGGCAACGGAATGATCGGTTTTGTTGCAAAGGAACGTGTGGACGGAAAACTGGTTCTTCCGGAAGCCGTGCAGATTATGAAACTGAAGGCAGACTGATTTTTTGAATAAGGGGACCGGCAGGAGAAGTACAGGCCTGCCGGTTCTGTTTTGAGGTGATGCAGTTGGCAGTGACAGTGGATGAGATGAAGAATTACCTGCGTGTGGATTTTGAGGATGATGATGCGCTGATCGGGGATCTGATCAGGCAGGGGAAACAGATCTGTATGGATGTGGCAAGGATTGCGGATGCGGATGAGTTTGAAAAACTGCAGGGTACGAAGATTGCTGTGCAGTATGCAGCGGCGTATCTGTACGAACACAGGGAGGAGGCGGATCATCATCAGCTGGTGATAGATCTGCGGAATCTTCTTTTCGGAGTGAGAGAGCCGGGGTTTTAAGAAATGCCGGTGAGACAGACAAGTCGTTAGGAATGACGGGGCAGGTGGGAACAAATGGACATTGCTTTGATGAATGAAAAGGTGATTTTTCAGAAGTGTTCTGTTGTGAAAGACGGGATCGGGAATCACAGGAATGAGTGGACAGAGGATTACTGCTGTTTTGCAACAATAGGCGGTGAAGGGCTTGCCAGTTCCAGGGAAGCGGAAACCGCAGGGACTGTGGTGGAAGATGCGGGAATGACTGTGACGGTGCGGTACTGTAAAAAGACTGCAGGCATCCGGTCTGTTACCCACAGGATCCTGTTTCGGGATCAGGTGTATGACATTGTGAATGTGGATCATCTGAATTATAAGAAGAAGTGTCTGAAATTCACATGCAGGAAGGTCCGGAGGTGAGACATGGCAGGAGATAGATGTACAGTCAGCCAGATGGCAGATGTGATCATGGAAGGACTGGAAGAGTATGCACAGCTTGCTGCGGATGATATGAAAAAAGCAGTGAAGAAGGCAGGGGCACAGGCAAGGAAGGATATCCAGGAGAATGCCCCTGTGAAGACCGGTGCCTACGCAAAGAGCTGGGCGGCGAAGACCACGAAGGAAACTGCCAATGCAATGGAAATCGTGGTGTATTCCAGGAACAGGTACCAGCTGGCCCATCTGCTGGAGTTCGGTCATGCGCTGAGAAAAGGCGGCAGGACAAGGGCGTTTCCTCATATTGCGCCTGCGGAGGAACGGGCTGCGCAGACTCTGGAACAGGAAGTGGAGAAGGCACTGAGGTGATGGCGGGAGGTGAAAGCATATGACACTGGAAGAACTAGCAGGGATGCTGGAAGAGACTGGTTTTCCTTTTGCCTATGACCATTTTGCGGAAGGGGAAAGCCCGGATCCGCCGTTTATCTGTTATCTGCTTCCCGGCAGTGATAATTTTTCGGCAGACGGACGGGTATATTTCCGGATCAGTGAAGTGAGGATAGAACTTTACACGGACCGGAAGGATTCCGGGGCAGAAGCCCTAGTGGAAACAGTTCTGGATGATGCCGGGATTTTTTATAATAAGTCGGAGGCCTGGATCCAGAGCGAAAAGCTGTATGAGGTGCTGTACAGTATGGAACTGTAATGATTTGTTAAATGATGGAGGGATAATATGTCTGATAAGAATAACAAGGTGAAGTATAACCTGAAAAATGCGCATTACGCATTACTGACGATCGGAGAGGACGGGGCGGTGTCCTATGCAGCGCCAGTGCCGCTTCCGGGATCCGTATCACTGTCCCTGGATGCCAACGGGGAACCGGAGAATTTTTATGCGGACGGTATTGCGTACTATGTGATCAACAACAATATGGGCTATGACGGGGATCTGGAACTTGCACTGATTCCGGAGAGTTTCCGAACGGATGTGCTGAGAGAGAAACTGGATTCCAAGGGAGTTCTGATTGAAAATTCGGATGCAGAGCTGGCACTGTTTGCCTTGCTTTTCGAGTTTGACGGGGATGTGCGCCATATCCGCCACGTGATGTATAACTGTTCGGCTTCCCGTCCGAAGATCGAGGGCAAGACCAACGAGGAGAAGAAGGAAGTGCAGACGGAAACACTGACCATTAAAGCTACGCCATTGTCGGATGGAAAGGTGAAGGCAAAGACAGGGAATACTACGGATGCAACTGTTTATGCAGACTGGTACAAGTCGGTGTATCTGCCGGCCGCGGATCAGGCTTCTTTGCAGGCATCTGATAGTGGGAAGTCTGTTGTGGATGCTGCTGGAAATGGAAAAGCACTGAGCTGAGGAGGATTCAGATATGAGCATGATGAAGAAGATTGAGATTGACGGGAAGGCAGTTGCTTTTAAGGCATCTGCCGCCATTCCGCGTATTTACAGGATTAAATTTCAGAGGGATATCTACAAGAATTTATCTGTGCTGGAAAAGAGTATCGGGGACGGGGATCCGGAAAAGTCCTCCCTGGATCTGTTTTCCCTTGAGATGTTTGAGAACATTGCATATGTGATGGCGAAGCATGCAGATCCGTCCATTCCGGATAATCCGGAGGACTGGCTGGATGAGTTCAACACATTCAGTATTTACCAGGTTCTGCCGAAGCTGATTGAGCTGTGGGGCATGAATATTAAGACGGATGTGGAGGCTAAAAAAAACTTCATGCAACAGACCGTGAAATGACAACTCCCCTGTTTCTTCTCCGGTGTGTGCAGCTGGGGATTTCCATCCGGGATCTGGATCTGCTGACCATTGGCATGGTGAATGATATGTTTGTGGAAAGCAGGAATGATGAGTATAAGGGATGGAGACAGGTTGCCACACAGGAGGATTTCGACAGGTTCTGATCTGATGAAATGTGATGACAGGATAAGCGAAAAAAGGTATAATGATTTCATGAAATCAGAAGCTGGAGGAAACATACATGAAAATCGTAATTATTAACGGAAGTGCCAGAAGGGGAAACACGCTGACGGCGATTGATGCATTTATAAAAGGGGCATCAGAAAAGAATGAGATTGAAATCATCCAATCAGACAGACTTCATATAGCACCTTGTAAGGGATGTGGGGCCTGTCAATGTTATAAAGGATGTATTGATCAGGATGATACAAATCCCACGATTGATAAAATTACCGCTGCAGATGTGATTCTTTTTGCTACTCCGGTATATTGGTGGGGAATGTCTGCGCAGTTGAAACTTATCATTGATAAGTGCTACTGCCGCGGTTTGCAGCTGAAAAATAAAAAAGTTGGAACAATCGTTGTGGGAGGATCCCCAGTGGACAGTATCCAGTATGAGTTAATTGACAAACAGTTCGACTGCATGGCGAAATATCTTTCATGGGATATGATTTTCCAAAAATCATATTATGCAACAGCCAGTGATGAACTTGCAAAAGACAAGGATTCTATAAAAGAACTTGAAAATATTGGAAAAAACTTATAAGGCATATTTAAAGTTCCAGGTTTCAGGAAAGAAAAAACTAAAAATAATGATGAAAGCATTTGTCAGGATGGCAGGTGCTTTTTTTGTGCCTTTTTTATGGAATTTAGGGGGTGAGCCGTATGGCAGGGAACAGAATTAAGGGGATCACTGTCGAGATTGGCGGCGACACCACGAAATTACAGACTGCCCTGAAAGGGGTTAATACAGAGATCAGGAATACGCAGAGTCAGCTGAGGGATGTGGAGAAGCTTCTGAAGCTGGATCCGGGGAATACGGAGCTGATCGCGCAGAAGCACAGACTGCTGGCACAGGCGGTCTCTGAGACCAGGGAGAAGCTGGAGACTTTGAAGACTGCGCAGCAGCAGGCGGATGAGGCACTGCGGAACGGAACGATTTCCCAGGATCAGTATGATGCCCTGCAGAGGGAGATCGTTGAGACGGAACAGAGACTGCGGAGTCTGGAAGAGCAGGCGAACCAGTCTGCGACTGCCCAGCAGAAAATCGGGGCAACAGGTGAAAAGCTGCAGACAGTTGGAAACAAGATTTCTTCTGTAGGACAGAAGCTGCTTCCAGTGACGGGAGTGGTGACAGGGCTTGGAACGGCGGCAGTGAAAACTGCCGCTGATTTTGACTCTGCGATGAGTAAGGTGGCGGCTGTGTCCGGGGCAACGGGATCGGATTTTGATAAGCTCAGGGACAAGGCCAGGGAGATGGGTGCCAAGACAAAGTTCTCTGCGACTGAGGCGGCGGATGCCATGAACTATATGGCAATGGCCGGATGGAAGACAGAGGAGATGCTGTCCGGTATTGAGGGTGTTATGTACCTGGCTGCTGCATCTGGGGAAGACCTTGCAACGACCTCTGATATTGTGACGGATGCGCTGACAGCTTTTGGGCTTACTGCAGCGGATTCAGGACATTTTGCAGATGTGCTGGCGGCTGCTTCCAGTAATGCAAATACTAATGTGTCCATGATGGGCGAGACATTCAAGTATTGTGCGCCGGTTGCCGGGGCGCTGGGATTCTCGGTTGAGGATACAGCGGAAGCCATCGGTCTGATGGGAAATGCCGGTATCAAGGCTTCCCAGGCCGGTACTTCCATGCGTTCCATTATGACCAACCTGACTGGGGATGTGAAGCTGTCGGGTGCGGCAATCGGGGACGTGACCATTGCTACCACAAATGCGGATGGTTCCATGAGGAGCCTGTCTGCGATCCTGGCTGACTGCAGGATGGCTTTTGGCGGAATGACTGAGGCAGAGAAGGCGAATAACGCGGAGACTCTGGTTGGAAAGAATGCAATGTCCGGGTTCCTAGCACTGATGAATGCGGCTCCGGAGGATATTGCAAAGGTATCTGGGGCAGTGAATAACTGCAAGGACGCGGCAAAGAACATGGCGGATACCATGCAGGATAATCTGGAAGGACAGCTGACTATTCTGAAGTCACAGCTTCAGGAACTGGCTATTTCTTTCGGGGATCTGCTGATGCCTGCGGTGCGGAGTATTGTTTCCGGACTGCAGGGGATGGTGAATGTGCTGAATGCCATGCCGGACGGGGTGAAACGTGTGATCATGATCGTTGCACTTCTGGCTGAGGCATTGGGGCCTGTGCTGATCATTATAGGCAAGACCCTTTCGGCCATTGGAACGATTATGACATGGGCACCGAAGCTTGCCGGTGCGATCAGTACGGTGAAGGGTGCTTTTGCAGCACTGAGTGCCACGATGATGGCGAACCCTATTGCAATTGTGATAGCTGCCATTGCAGCTTTAGTGGCGGCGTTTATTTATCTCTGGAATACGAATGAGGAGTTCCGGCAGTTCTGGATCAGGCTGTGGAATGAGATTAAGGAAGTCGCTGTTCAGGTATGGACGGCGGTTTCGCAGTTTCTGGTTTCTGCCTGGAACGGGATCCGGAATACGGCGGTGGCTGTATGGAATGGCATCAGGGATTTCTTTTCCGGTCTGTGGGCTGGGATTAAGACACTGTTCACAACGGTTGTCACTGCAATTTCTACTTTCCTTGTGGGAGCGTGGAATGGGATCCGTGCTACGGTTATGACAGTGTGGAATGCGATTTCAGCATTTTTGGGTTCTGTCTGGAATGGGATTAAGTCTGTTATTACGAATGTGGTGAACGGGATCCGGACATTTTTGCAGACATCGTGGAATGGAATCAGAATAATTATCACTACGGTGATGAATGCAATCCGGACGGTGATTTCTACGGTATGGAATGGAATCCGGACAATTATTTCTACGGTACTGAATGGAATTAGGGGTACTGTCAATTCCGTGTGGAATGGGATCCGGAATACTATTTCCTCTATAGTGAATGGAATCCGGAATACGGTATCCGGTGCGTTTCATGCCATGTGGTCCGGTATCCGGAGCACGATTTCCGGAATTTATAATACGATCCGGGATGGACTGGGAAATGCGGTGAATTATATTACGGGTCTTGCATCTGCCGGATGGCGGTGGGGTGCGGATATCATCAATGGCATTGTGAATGGTATCCGGAGCTGTATTGGTGCAGTTGCCAATGCGGTGACAGATGTGGCAAATACTATTCGTTCCCATCTGCATTTCTCTGTGCCGGATGAAGGTCCTCTGACGGATTTTGAGAGCTGGATGCCTGACTTTATGAATGGTCTGGCTGAGGGCATTGAGAAGAGCAGGGGAATGGTGAAGGCGGCTGTGAACAGTGTGGCTGCGGATATGGTGGTTTTGCCGCAGATGGCTGTGGCAGATGGCAGTGTGATGACCGGTACGGG